ATAAAAGTTATTGTGCAATACCTTGTAACGTTCCAATAAGTGAGCCATTCCTACATCTGTTGTTTTAGTCACGTTCTTCCCATACTCCGTATGCAAATTCTTCAATCTCAGCACCTTCACTCCACGCTACTATTTCGTCATGCCATTTATGCTTAGTCATTACCCTTCTCCTTCAACAGAAAATGGGGCGTGGGCCGTGGTAAGCGGACAATGTTATCTGAATGCAGACGATATTTACTTCCCATTTGCTCCTTGAGCCGTGCTACTTTACGCTCGCGTAATGCGATAGCGGCATGAAGCTCAGCATCGGGCAATTGCACCTGTGCAAGATCTATTAAATACATGGTATTTTCCTTTTCTAACTTTCTATTGAACATTTTATTTCGCTCCAATTAATTGGAATGAGTGAATAGAATAACATTTTTTTATACTTTGTAAAGCATACTTTACATTTTGTCAGTTACGTTGCCAATGAGTAACACTATTTGTGTGTAATATTTCGTGTATTTTTCTACACAAACTTTTTTGTCTGTTACGAATTAAACTCAAAAAAGTGATATACCAACATCCGCCAAAACATCCGCCAATTTGTATATACAATGTATATACATTGTATATACTATTTACTTTTTTCCAGTATCGTAGCGTTCTTTTTCATCTGTGTAAGAAGCAATAAAAACCGAAGCTCTTCTATTTCTGCGGGTGTCATACGCTATTTCCATTAAAAAGCTCATACATACCAAAGCCTATAGCAACACAGGCAATAAATAGTAGTGTCATTACAATCACGGCAGCTCTATCCCCACTACGAGGGCATTCACAGGATCGCCCTTGGTGGCATTCTTTATCACATGGCATCTTTATCCTCCTCAGTGGGTTTGATAGGGATGTCGTCTAGTTTAACTGACCAGTCAATTTCACCATATCCCTTGTCAAACTTGTCATTCTCATTAATCTTGGACTGGATTTTATCTCCAGTAATATCATTTCTTGCTACCATGCTACTCTACTCCCTTCTTCTACGTGTTCATCAAAAGAATCAACTGCATCTTGCCCTTGCATCTTAAGTGTATAGTACTCTTTCAATGCATCCTCGTGAAGGCCCGCGAGCCGTGAGAATTTAAACGCGTACACTTCAGCAAATGCCAACAACAATGAAGAAGGAACTTGCTCTTCATTTTCTGCTAGGGCCTGTAGGTCATCTACCACGGTCCAACAATCCATAATACTTTCTTCCATGTCTGTATATATGCTCATTTCTTGTTCCTTAAATGTCGTTTGCTATTTCAAGCTCGACGATGTCAATCTCGGTAAGTTTGTCGTTGGGTAGTTTAACCATTGCAGTAGTAGGGAAGTGGCCTACACTAATTACTTCTACAACACATCCACCCTTACTCCACCACATCCATTGATATAAATGATTCATTTTATTTAGTTTCATTATTGTTCTCTTTTTCCATTTGCCACGTCGCGGGCGTCTCGTTCGGCTTCTTTTTGAAACCGTAGGTATATATTTTCAATAAGTATTCCAATAGATAAATACTCAGTATCAGGCATACTTTTAACAATGCCCGACACTGCCTGGCCAAAGGCACCTGCGTTTTTCTCATCTAGTTTATCCATTACCAATTCCTAAACATACTCATACTACTGCCCATGGCCACGCTAGAATTGCGGCGGCTTTTCTTTTCTTTCTTCATGGTAAAGTCAGACTGAGGGCGTCGACTGTTGTAATAAATGGTGGTGTTGTTGTCCACCTTTACAACAGTAGGGTTTGTACGTTCGGATTTAGGTAAATGATCTTCGTTGTCCGTGAAGCATGGTCCTTGGGCCTTGCGCAATTCACGTTTTTCCTTGTTAGCATCCGCACGGGCCTTTATCTCAGTCAGGTCCTTACCTATATACATCCTACCTGTGGTAGTAAAAGTACACATGGATCGTTTGGCAACGCTACAAAAAGCATGCGCATCGGCTATTTTCAGATAGCTTTGTTCTACAAGCTTCTTAAGAAGGTTATGCATCTGCATTTTAGTAATATTAAGAACACTGCATAGCTCATTACGGGTCAAGGGCCTGTTCTGAAGCATGCCAATAATCTTTACCTTATTCAGTTCTGATTCAATAAAGATATCAGTACGGGACTGGGTGACCATTTTTCTTCCTTTCCTTAAGCATTGCATCCGCTTGAATGTACGCTAATTCAGCACAAGTACTGGCGCTATAGTTTTTTTGAAACATTAATCCTATCATTGCACCTATCGCAAATACATCCCGATAGTTTATATCGTCTACATCATCCTTGGGCGTCTTTGGGGACATGGGTCTCTTCTTTCTGTATAGTGGGTTGAGGGTCGGGAGGAGTGAAATATGCTGCGGCCACTCCGATAATAATACCTGTTAAAGCGGAAAGTAAATAGCTCATGATGAGTCCTTAGTAAAAAAGTCAGCTTCATTAAGAACAGGCTTAGAAGTTGCAGTTTTGAACATGTCTATTTGCTCGTGTAAGCCCTCGAAGGATTCAGATAGGATAGTGGCATCTGAATAACCTGATAAACCACCGTCTTTATTGTAAAATACTTCTTTAATTTCGTAGTATTCGCCCATTGCTTCATCATTAAAACGTACTACTCTGTGATTCCAAGTCATAATAAGTCCTTTCATTAGGTTTTTAAGTATTGTTTCTTCCAAGTGATTCTTTTTTCTACTATTTCATCTTCTAAATCAATAATCTCTGAGTCAGTGAGAGTATCAGTGATATTAACCACCCTACTCTTTTCTGATTTAAGATTAAATAGCTTTAGTTTTACTTCAATAATTTCTATTTGTTCGGGGATATAAGAATAATTATCTTCTGGGGTACCATAAATCTCAGGAAGTACCTTATATCGAACAATAACACGCTGAGAACGTGTAGTTTCAATTGCGCCGGCCATTATTCTGCTCCTCTAAAAGCTTATTAAACTCGCGTTCAATAAGGTCCATAGCGGCTTGTCCGTTGGAAATATCATAGTACTCGGCTATTTCTTTGAGCATTGCGTAAGACTTTGATCGAATAATCAAAGTAGCCCATGCAGTGTCTCTTTGTGATGGCGATTTTGCCATATAAGTTCTCCTTTCTATTGAAAAGACACTGTATCATAAGCTTTTATATTAATGCAAGTACTTTTTTATTGGGCCTCACCCCATGAATTACCAATTTCGACATCCACTTTACTTGGGACCTCTAATTCAACAGCGGTACGCATGATTTCTGCGGCTTGTAGGGCCTCGTCACGATTCTTAACTGACACGGCAACCTCATCATGCACCTGTAAAAGAAGACGGAAGCCTGCTTTATGTAGTGCAACCATGGCCGCTTTAGTCTGGTCAGCTGCAGAGCCTTGTATTAAACGGTTCAAACCTTTGTACGTACCCGCACGCTTGATCCTTGGTCCGTATTCCGAGACGGCTTGTTCGTAAGGAAGTGCCTTGTTCACGCCCCATGCTATCGGCTCCCATAATGGGAAGCGACATTTACGCCCTAGAAGGGTGCGAATAGCGCCGTTAGAAGAGGGTTTTTCAATACGACGCATGACCGCGTCGACTGTACCTTTTAAAAAGGGTACCTTTTGATGAAACGCTGCAATTAACTCACCAGCTTCGTCCACAGGAAGGTCCAATTGTCCTGCTAATTTGTTCTTGCCCATGCCGTACATCATTCCCAAAGAGCAGTTAGACACTAAAACTCCTGATACAGTGAAACGATTTCGGGGTCCGGCATTTAAGATGTCGTATACTTTTTCGAGTTTCTTCGATTCAGATTGTTCTCTCGATACGTTGCCAAGCGAATATTGCCCCGTTGGTATCCCATGTCGTTGTTGATTCGGTCGATGGTTTTCCCCACCCAACTGCTCTCCGGGGCAATTTCCAACAAGTAGTCCACCAATTCTTTTACCGAAGAGAATTCGCAGGTAATGCCCCTGCCACCATAGTTCTTCCACCCCGCGTTTTTTTGGTTTGTGCAGCGTTGAAAAACCTCCGTTGCCCTTCTTGCCAACCGTTTCAACCCCTCCGAATCCACCAATAAATGGCCCTTCTCCGCATGTTGCTTGCGCATAGTGCATGGTCGGCACATGGTTGACTTGCCACTTTTGAGGTTGTCCAAGAGCTTCCAGTCCTCGTTCCCACAAGCGCACTGCACTTTCGCATACTGATGCTTGCCACGACGCTGTATTTCGCGGCTCACCACGGTCCACGTACCGAACTGCTTGTTCAGTATTTCCAGTGAAAACAAGTTCATCCAGTCTTGATGCTGCGACCCCGAAAGAAATTTTCCCTGATTCGACTGTCCAGACGTCATGGTCCGGTGTTGCCGTGAGATTGCCATACGTAATCACCTCTTTCTCGCCCATAAATGCCACGCCATCGTGACTTACCCATTCTACCCCATCCCATACCATATCGTCCAGTGTTATTTCTTCAATCGCCACAAGTCCATGATCAGTTAAAACAAGCTGGCCTTCTGCAATACAAGTCTTTGCTTCTTTACGTGAAATACCTGCAGCGGTGGCCACGATTTGGTAGAAATCTGTATCTGGATCAGCACGGTAGGCTTGCACCACATTGTCCACACCAGGCAGGTCCAGAAGGCTGGCATAATGAATCAAGATCCGTGGCTCTTGAGAAGAGAAGTCGTTCGCGGCCCATAGCTCGCCTTCCTCCGGAAGGAATAAGGAACGTACTAAGGGGCCAATGACCTCATGACGAGCGGGAACTTGTTGAAGGTTAGGTTGTGACATAGACAGCCTGCCTGTGACTGTTCCACCGTCGTCAGAGCGTAGTTGATTAACATGTGGATGTATGCGTCCATCGGCCGCAGAAAAGTCCAGGTAGGGCTGTAGGAACGTTCCGTGGGTCTTGTTTAGCTCGCGTGCTTCTACAATCATCTTAGCAATAGGATGTGCATTACTATCCAAGAAAGATTTAGTAAAACTGGGTGCGCCGGTTTCGGTCCGAGGGTATTTGATATGAAGCTTATCAAATGCATTAGCTATACTGGTCGCGGCCCAGATGTCGACGTGATTGCCTACTTCTTTCTTAATACTCATAAGGAACTGTTGTTCTTGGCGTTTCATATCTTTAATAAGCTTCTCGGCGTTCTCTCGATCAAAGCGAACACCTTTAAACGTAAGGTCAATAAGGATGGGTAGCATCTCTGTCTCAAGACCAAAGATGGATTCCACTTCTTCCCTGCGTAATAGTGTCTGAAGGTGATGCCAAAGCTTTAAGGTCAATGCCGCATCTTGCTCCGCGTAATCACCTACGTACATGGCAGGCAACTTCCATAGCTCTTTCTTAGGATGTACACCGAAGTCTGCAGCTGCGTCCTTAAGTCCTTGTTCGGATTTAATTTCTTTTAGCATGTCAAAACCTAGGCTATTCAGTGAAAAAGAAAAACGGTTCTCGTCCACAATTGCCGCGGCGAGCATAGTATCAATGATGCGTCCGTTGACTTCAAAACCTGTTGCTTTTAGCCAGCCTGTATCGTATGCCGCGTTGTGCATAACCTTGTCGCAAGGTAAGGCTAAGGTCTTCTTGACCCAGCGCTCTACAATGCCTTTATCTAGATTGCCTCCCCCTTGATGTGCTACGGGGAAATAACCCTTCCATCCATCCACGGCAAACGCGTAGCCGACGATAAAGCCATCTTTACGAGGCCAGCCTGGTCCGAACTTCTCCATGTTGGGGTCGCATGTCTCCAAGTCGATTGCGATTTCAGTCGCTTGAGACAGGTCCGGAAAGCTATTTGGAGGAAGCCATTCAGATGAAGTGGGGAATAATGATCTAGGTTTCACAGTCTAAAGCCTTTACGTTCGTTTTTAGGTAGGACAATATGCAGAGCTTGACGGGCACGTGTAATTCCCACGTATAGTAAGCGATTTACATCGTCAGCATTTTTCTCATACTCGTTTGCAAATTTAGAGGATAGGTCCGTGAGCAATAAGACATTGTCTGCCTCCCCTCCTTTTGCTCCGTGAATCGTGGACAGTTTAATGTTAACCTTGCCCATAAGCTTCGTGCCACGCCGTAAAAGCGCCACGATATAGTCACGTTTCTCTTCCCCTATCTTCGTCAAGGCTTCATGCCATATTGCATTGGTATCAAGGCCATGGTGTTTAATAAGATAATCCATTGTAAACATGCCTTCTGGGTCAAGATCCCTTAGCATTTTGTGTCCCCGTTTGATATAATTGGAATCGAGATGCTTATATACCTGCTTGACCACAGGGAAAGGGACTTCTTTACCCCGACGAAGTGTTTCCCACCCCATCACCGCAGTCATCACGGCTTCATTAATGCTCCGATGTCCTTGGCGCTCGAACATCAAACCTTGTGACTTAATCCAGTTATGCATATCATTTAATAAATAGTTGGTAGACGCAAGAATTAACCATTCCCCTTGTGATATGTCTACATGTTCAAAGTCATTGTAAAACTTTACCTCACCTTCATATTCACGGGGATTCCATGTCTTAGGCTGGCGTACACGAATACGATTGACCACAACATTAGCTAAGGCGTGTACTTTAGCTGGGACACGATAGGATTGATCCAGTACGGTGATGTCCCCTTCAAACCCTAGAAAGCTATTGACATCCGCTCCCGCCCAGTTATACACAGCTTGGTCATCATCCCCTGCCAAGAAAGACCGCTTGGCCCGTGAGGCAAGCTCCGCGACCAAGCGCCATTGTAGGCGGGACAAGTCTTGCGCCTCATCCACAATGAGCACTTCTAAGCTAGGTAGACGATGTGCTTCTTCTACTATACGTTCTAGCAGGTCAGTAAAGTCTAGTAAAGAATTAGCCTCCTTGTATTGTCGGTAGGCACGTTCTACGTATTCAAAGTGATACCATTCGATATCCATTTGGCTACGGTTATAGTGAGTGCGAAGGTCGACGCCACGGATACGAGCGATGTTAATCTCATTGAGTATGGGATTGTCTACCCTCACCATGAAGTCTTCCTCGCCATTTTCAATACCTAATTCAATACCAGCTTCTTTAGCGAACTCTCTAAAGTGCTCAGGCTTCATCATATCTTTGATACCAATACCTAAGCATCGGTAAGCCAGACTATGAAGTGTTCTGAACCATGGAAAATCTATCTCAGGATTTAGCTGAGGGAATTTCTCTACTGCGCGTTCTTTTGCTTCAGTAGCCGCTTTGCGTGTAAATGCAAAGTAGCCCATCTCTGCAGGATGAATGCCGCTATCTAATTCCTGCTGAACTACGTTCAATAGAAAGGTAGTTTTGCCTGATCCTGGTCACGGAGGGCCAAAAACTTTACGAATAGTCATTGACCCTGCCTCCTTTCCTTAATACAGGTTCAGTAGTCATGTTTAAGCGTCAAGGTCTTCAAGGATAGGCCACATGATAATAGGTGTTGTTTCACCTACATATGCACCTACTATATTAAAGTCGATGTACTCGATCGCTTCTTCCTCAGTCATGCCATCTTGCGCTACCATGGCCTCTACAATCGTAGGGCCATCGTAGATAGCACGTTCAACAAGCATGTTGCCATGCCATGTCAGGCACCTGCCAATTAAGGCAAAGTCATAATTATCAATTGTTAAGGTATCGTCGTTCATTAGAATGGGCTCACTTTCTTCATTTCAGGAGTTACAAAAGGAGAATCCTGTCTGTCAAATCTAGGTAAGCACCACACACGTGTGGTTCTGCCCTTCAAGGAAAGACTTACAGGGTCTCCGCCTAGTTCGCGCATACGTTGCGCCATCTTTGGAGTTGAAAGTCCAGTGAAGTTATTACGCTTCAAGTGAGCTTCCAAATCCTTGATTCGGAAATATACTTTGCCTTCATCATCGCTGCACCAGGGACGTCCTAGTAAAATCTCGTCGCGGTCCATGGCCTGTTGTAGGTGGGTACAAAACTCTTCTACAAGGTCCATGAAGCGTCCCGTAATGCTTGTGTCATCTGACGCTTCAGTAATCTGCTCTAGCTCCACCATTTCTTTCAGCAGGCCATTAAGCACCCCTTCCCAGTCTTGCTTACGTAAAGTAGGGGGAAGCGTATTAATCTTATCAATACACGCCTTTTGGAAAGCCATCTGATTAAACAGGCTTTCTGTCTCAAGCTCAATACGTTTACTGTTCACATCTAAGAACCATAATGGCGGCTCGGAGTTGTATTTGGATAGTGAGCCCATTTCTGGAGCATCAGGAGCATCTCCTCCAATACCAAACTTACGAGTTCGGCAAATGCCCGCATTGCAAAAAGAATTAATAGGGGCATCTTTGCATTTATATTTATAATCTTTCTTCTGCAACTGCTTGACAATAATCTGTAGTTCACTCATTCCTAGCGGAGGACCGAAATATTTCTGATTATATTCCATCAGCTTGTCTTCCCATCCCATAGCATGTACCCTTTTTAGGTAAATGCCAATATTGAACAGTCCATTGTTGCGAGTTCCTTCCGGAAATCCTTGCGCACATAAAGCTTGCATGCAAGGAGGGCCATCTTTGATTGGATTTTCGGCTTCCTTCGGTTCTTCGGGAAAAACCAATTTATCGGCTTGCACAAAGCGGCCGTAGAGCTCATAAAACTCATCAAGTGAGGCCGCAGTACCATCGTCCTTGATTGCGTAGCGGAAGCCCTCATTACCTGCGAAATAGGGCAGGTTGAGGAAATTACCTGTGTCTCCACGCTCTACAAGTATCTCAGATTGCTTAGGAAAGATCTCCCGACCCGATTCTCCGAGTAATCCGGCACATGCCTTAAGATATCGTTGCATTTCCCCCGCGGGGATAGGGTCTTTTGTAAATAGGAATACGTGAGCGCCACCTGACTTACTACGGCAAACGACAAGAGGCAAATTAAGTTTGCGCACTTTCGTCACAAGGCCTAGATGGTCAAGAGGATATTGGTCGATGTCAATACATCCCCAAATACAACTGTTGTCTGCTCGAATAGGGATGATACCTAAGCTGGGTTCTACACCATTAAGGTGATCTATCCAAAGGTTGTCAGTAGGTGGCTTACGAATAACCATAGCCTTGCCTGCCTGTTTACCATTATCTTTAGATTTTTCAATCTTGTAAGTACCATATGCAATATCTAGCCCGGTAAATATTGCTTTGAATTGTGTTATATCAGTCATTCTATCTTTCTCAAATAAAGATGGGGTACTCGCTACGTCTGTGCACTGCGGTGTCGACTTGACAGTGTATGTCACAGCATCCGCTTTCCCCCAAACACTTAGAAGGGTAAGTTTTCTTCTCTTGCTGCTTCGTCTTGATGTTTAACTTTCACATCACCTGAGCTAATAGACTGTGCAAATAGTTTAGCGGTTTGGTAAACGCTCGCATCTTCCACTGAACTTACACGTTCAACTTCCCAGCCGAACCACTTACCTTTATCGTTAGACTCACCAACAGTGCTAAGACGATATACTTGGCTATACATAGGAGGCGTGTATAAACCATTTTTACCATTCAATTTAACAGACATCATCATTGAATTCCACTTACGTGATTTCTTCAACTGAGTTGATTTCATCACAATCAATGCTGGGCTAGGAGTACCATTGGCATCCAATACCATTACATAATGATTGGCAGTGTTTTCAATGTAATTACCATTATCTAAATAGTCACGATTCTCACCTGTCTCACGATGTGTCTTAGACAAGATATCGCTAGTGCTAGGATAGATATTGATAGGTGCGCCTGAACCGCTACCACGTGGTGCCCACTCTATGTACTGACGGACATAGGCTGTAGGAACAACAAGGATGCCTTTCTTACCATCATACAACTCACCTGTCACGCTGTTGTATACCATACCTGGTAGTGCGCCATCTACTTCACCCACTTCAGGTGAAGTGTTTGTTAATAGACGTAAAAATGGAAGCGCAAAGTCTTCCTGATTCATATTGTCAAATCCGCTTTGTGCGTCTTCTTCAAATGAAGAACCTAATACTAAGGCAGTAGTGCCTTTTACTTCTGCTATTTCTGATTTAGTAGCCATGATGCTTTATCCTTTTTTCGTTATGCTGATTTAATTACTGCTTTTTGGCCAATGTATGCGCCGAACAATTCGCTGGGGAACTCGTTACCGCGTTCAACCTGCTCCTTAACCCATGCTTTTAAGGTCATAGGTTCTATCTTCTCGGCTTGATCAGCAGGGTAGCCAGTCTCGCCAAGTAGATTCAATAGACGGGCACATAGCTCGTCTTCGCCACGTCCAAAGCGGACACTGACAGTGTTCTTAATAATGTCATCAAAACCGTGGTCCCTGAGCCATTGGTAGGCTTCGGCTCTACGTGCTTCTGAAATCGATGCACTATAGAAGGCTTTAATTTCAATGGATGACCCATCTTCCATACGGAACGCTTTCATGCCCATACCAGCTAAAGCCTCTGGAATAGATTCCTCGGTCAATTTACGGTACTGCTCTTTACGTTCTTTAAATACAGTTTCTAGGTCAAGAATTTCTTTCTCTAAATGCTTTGCACGTTTTGCTAGATTAGCGATGCCTTGAATATCATCGTCTTTAACCTGAAGCGCACCTGCGTCTTCCTCAAATATATTCGTCAAACTCATCTATTTCTCCTTTCTTGGGGAACAAATCAACCTGAATTGGAATGTAACGTTTTTCTAGTTTATCCCATTTCAAGCACTTAAATCTACCATTATTTTTACTTGCTGCAATAGCACTGATAATCCCAATGGCAGTAGGGTCACCTATAAAGAGGAGATAATCCTCATCAGTAAACTTTTCTAATTTACGTTGAATCCTACGAACAGTAGGATACACCGAAAATGCAATTTGTGCATTAGGTGGCAATATTGTTTCTATGTCTCCATAGTTTAAAGCGGACGTAATGTTATGTGAACCCGTCTCAGAGACGACAAAAACTGTTGGCACTTTATTTCTCCCTTTCTATATTCGAAAAGACAGTGTACACTTCAGGTAATGGGAATGCAACCCCTTAACTAGAAAGAAAGACTATGACAACTGAATTTTTACATAACTATCCGTTTAAGAATAAACCATTTTTACATCAAGAAGCTTATCTAGAGCGCTTTTGGAACCATCGTGTGGCAGCGCTATTTGCTGACATGGGTACCGGAAAAAGCTTTATGGTCATCAATAATATAGCCATGTTATATGACCAAGGCAATATAAATGCTGTATTAATTGTCGCACCCAAGGGCGTATATCGTAACTGGCTGGATACTGAAATACCTAAGCATTTACCTGCGCATGTAGTATTTAGGATGGCTATATGGAACCCGTCGCCTAAGAAAGCAGAGAAAGAAGCGATGGATAGATTGTTTGAAGTGACGGAAGATTTGAAAATCCTAATCATGAACATTGAGGCGTTGTCCACGGAGAAAGGTGTTAAATACGCGGGCCGCTTTCTTATGTCACATGAAGCCTATATGGCCATTGATGAAAGTACTACCATTAAAACACCCACGGCTGCGCGGGCCAAGAACGCTGTCAAAGTAGGCAAGTTTGCTAAATACCGTCGCATTATGACGGGGTCGCCCGTAACAAAGAGTCCCATGGACCTCTACCAGCAATGTGCCTTCTTGTCGGAAGACTGCCTAGACGCCCGTAGTTTCTACGCTTTCCAAGCGCGGTACGCGGTCACAGTAGAACGAAGCCTTGCCTCTCACTCCTTTAAGCAGGTAGTAGGATACCGTCATTTGGATGAGTTACAAGAGAAAATCAATCGATTTGCTTTTCGAGTGACTAAAGAGGAATGCTTAGACTTGCCTGCTAAGATGTATACAAAAAGAGAAGTAGACCTAACTGAAGAGCAGATTAAAGCGTATAACGAAATGAAAACCATGGCGCTGGCACTGTTTAAAGAAGGCATGGCCTCTACCGTCAATGCGCTAACACAGATCATGCGCTTGCATCAGATTGTATGTGGTCACTTAAAACTTGATGATGGCACTATAAAGGAATTACCTAATAACAGAATAAAAGAGCTACTTAATATTGTCGAAGAGACCAGTGGCAAGATTATTATTTGGGCTAATTATCGCCATGATATTGAGGCAATTAAGATTGCACTGCAAAAAGAATATGGAATGAATTCGGTCGCCACGTACTATGGCGATACGGTATCAGAGGACAGACAAAAGATTGTCATTGAATTTCAAGACCCTGATTCAGAGCTCCGCTTCTTTGTAGGCAACCCTAGAACAGGCGGATACGGCTTGACCTTGACAGCAGCTAGTGTGGTCGTGTACTTCAGCAATAGCTTTGACTTGGAAGTACGCTTGCAATCAGAAGATCGTGCGCACCGTATTGGACAGACAAAGAATGTTACATACATTGACTTGATATCCCCTAAAACAGTAGATGAGAAGATTGTACAAGCCTTACGGGCTAAAATTGACATTGCAACCCAGGTAATGGGAGAGGAGCTAAAAGAATGGTTGATCTAATTCCAATTAAAAAGTTATATAAATATAAAACATTACAGCGGATAGACGCTCCCGAAGGTCGTCGTTATGTATATGGTGAACAGAAGCTTGCTAGCGTAACGACTATTCTATCCAAGACTAAAGACCTGTCTCATCTTGACGCGTGGGCCGCGAGGGTTGGTGCGTCAGAAGCGGACCGTATAAAGAATGACGCTGCTACCGTAGGTACGCACATGCATAGCGTGATGGAGCGCATGATAGCCTATCGCAACTTACCACGGCCCACGAACTGGCTGATGTGCAAGGGCTATGAGATGGGGTATAGGTTAATCAATACCTACTTTAGAAATATAGATGAGATATGGGGCTCGGAAGTATCCTTGTACTACCCGGATAAATATGCAGGGACCACGGACTTAGTGGGCGTGTATCGCGGGAAGCCCGCCATTATTGACTTTAAGCAAAGTGTCAGACCTAAGAAGCGTGAGTGGATTGACGATTATTTTCACCAGTTGGCGGCGTATGCACTAGCGCATGACATTATTCATGGCACTAACATTGAAAATGGAGTAGTGCTTATGGCAATACAAGACGGCACGACCGTGGAGTATTCCACGGCCGGCCAGGAGTTTGTACGATATAAAGAAGAGTGGTTAAGACGCGTCGAGAAGTATTACGCCATGGAAGAAATACTATCCATTGGGAATAAAGACTGAAGCATTTTACGGCTTGAAGACTGCTCCGCAGGTCCTTGAGGCGTGGTCATTGACACAGGGCCCGGTGCTGGTGCGGCTGGAGCAGGTGCTGCAGGAGCCTTAGGTTTTGTTCCACGCGTTTGAGCAGTAGGTAATGAGTCTAAGGAACGACGAGAAGAAGAAGGCTGGTCAATGTACTGTAGACTTGGCCGTGGTTTCTCTGCAGGCGGCATGGGCTCATCATCTTGCTCAGCAAAGTTTAACCCTGCCGCTATACCATAAGCATGCAATTGACGGGAAATCTGAAACTTTTCCTGTTGCGTTACACCCCGTTTAAGTAAAAGTGCCATCAACTGCGGATCTTGAGTAGCTTTTTCAATAATACCACGCACCATAAAGGTAGGCATTTTATCAAACTGCTTACGAATGAACTTAGATCCCGCAGAAGAAGCAACTAAGCTGTTGCCTCCTGGGGTCAATGCTGTTCCTAGTTTTGCACCAGTAACACGTAATGCAAGTTCAGTTACGGCATCCGCACCCTTAATAACATCGTCTGTCAACTGGTTATTTTTCATTGCTTTTTCAATCTTAAGCATAGGAACCGTTAACTTACGAAGGTTTTTAGCTTCGGTCATTGTAATAGCGTTCTGACTACGTAGGATGTTAAATAATGAAGGTTGGCCAGGTGCAATAGGGCTAAATAAAGCTTTATCAAATGCAGCCGGACTAAAGCCTGCCTCACCACCTGCCTTGATAAAAGCATAATCATAAATACTTGCTTTTAAGCCTTCAAGTGCATCTTGACCACCTGATTTAGCCAATGTAACAATGTTTCTAAAGCTTTTAACCGGATAGCGCCCATTTAGAGCATCTGTAATGGCTGAAGTAGGGTTCTCAAATTTAAGTACTTGGGCAAAAGCAGCCTGTTGCGCCATTGTTTTACGGGCAACACTATTGGTTTGTTCCATTGCACGGAAGGCGTTCTCTGCTTTTACAGCGTCGCTAAGGTCACTGGTTATTTGTAACCTATCTAACATAGCTTTATTTTCAGCTACAAAAGTAGATAGTGTTTTAGGATTAACACGGCCCGTAATGGGGTCAATGGATTTGGCAGCAGCTAGGCGCAATGCACGACCTTGTGCGTCCCTGATAGAGACTACACCTTGTTTAGATAGATTTGCGGTGCTTTCTAAAGCCTTAGCCTGTGCGCTGTTTTTACCAAACTTAGCCACAGCATCGTCATATTGAGCGCCCATCATTCCCACAGCATCTTCAATATCAGCCATGCGATGAGCCGTCACGTCTGCTCCGCTGCCAAAGGCTCTTGCTACAATAAGCTCAGGAGGAAGTTTTTCAGCACCTTTTTTATTTACGGCGACTAGATCACCTGCATAAGAACGAGTAAAGTAATCGTTTAAAGTACGGGAGAATTGACGTGCTTTATCATAAGCAGGGTTCTTCATTGCAGACAAGTCATCTAATACAGACTCTGCCATACGGCCATAAAAGCCTGCATTCGAGATATCGCCCTTAGAAGACGCGTCACGTGCAAAGGCCAACAAATCACTACGTATGTTAATTAAATCTTGTACATCTGTCTTTTTAAATACAGAGGCTACTTTTTTACCTTGTTGAACAGTTAGGTATTCAGCTGGAACAATACCTGTTTCTAAAAATTCTTTAGTCTGTTTACCAGCAGCATACCTAGTAATAGCATCATCCGTAATACCCATTCTACTCATGATGGATTTTACTTCAGCAGGCATTCTATATTTAAAACGCTCTGGCGTCATTGACGTAGCGATATCTAAGAACGAAGTGCCTGTATTAGTTGGTTCAACAGTCTGTAACGCTATTGTCTTTTGGCCTTTAACGATTTTATTACGGAAAGAACCTTTAAAGGCATCTAACCATAATGCTTTTTCTTGGATACGCGCGTCTCCTAGTGCACGTTCAGTTTCAGAACGAACAATCTGACCGATTTCTGCACGGGCAGAAGGAGTGTCTTTAGATATTTTAGAGATTTTAAAGGCAGCATCTGCATCTGCAAGTGCCATACGCCCATCTAATAGAGCTTCAAACCTAATTGATTCTAGTTCAGCGGCTTTAGTTAAAGCGGCAGGGGTACCAATATCCCTAAGTTTCGCTACTAGTACTTCATAGGCTTGAATAGAGTCGGTGCCCATTTTAGACACTTCGGCACCATATTTAGAATTACCACGCGCCAAGGTTGTTTCAAGCATTTGTAATGCAGGTTCACCTGTTTTTTGAGCAGCGGATACCTTGACTCCTGCGGGGGAAGCTGTTTCAAGCGCTCGGATAAGAGCAGGGATATCTGTACCTGTATTATCTAATAAGGTATATAAAGAGTTTGCAGCACGAGCCTCACGTGAGCTAGGAGACATACTACTCATCATCGTTTTTGTAAAATCTTTAACCGCACCCGTAGCACTTACTAAGAATCTACCTGGACTAAAGAATCCCCCTACAACTTCTGCACCAAAACGAGGGCCTGCTTGACCTGGAAAATAGGATTCTGACGCACCTCCCGCAACACCTGCACCCACTCCACCCATCAACTCCGATACTAGATAGGATTTAGGGTACTTACGAGCAGCTTCTCCTATACCTGACATAAAGCGTGCTACACGATTGGCATTCATTACAGGAATACCAAATGCAACGGGAGCAGCGCCAATTGATTCACCGAAAGTCTTTCCTCCCTCGCGGTATGGGATTAGTTCCTCACGGGGCACGTCTGGATATAATTGGTCTACGTTTTGAGTAGCTAACATCCCTGCGGTTAAACCTAGTCCAAAACCCACTGCACCTGCAATAGGTTTAGCAAAAGGTCCTACACCAGGCAGGACAGGAGGAGTCAAGGCAGTTGCAGTTCTGGCTCCGGCTAAAGCAGTCCCCATCGTGGTACCACCTTGTATGACGCCTATTTGAGTACCATAGCCTATCTCACGCATTTTCTCCTCACCAGTAGGCTCTGTAGAAATTGCAATATCTTCTATAGAAGGGCCTTGTGTAGGATCGCCCCCACCATTGACTAACTGGTCTATCTTTCCTGGATCACTAATAGGAGACGCGATATCCTCAATAGAAAGAGTAGGGCGTGTTGGATCTTCCATTATTTTGTCCTCATTGGGGTAGTGCCATTCCATAAGAATTCAACATTAGGACCTAATTTAGCGGCCTCTTCTACTGAATATATTTTGGGGGGCAAATCAAGTATCTTCAGCGCATTTTTCATTTCTTCTAAACGAGTAGCCACTGTTTTACGTAATTCTACAGGAAGATTAGGTGTTTGTAATTGTTGTTCAGCAAGATCTCTTTCTTGTTCAATAAAGGCGCCTACACCGATTAACCTATTACGCAAAGCAGCCGGGTCATCAAAAAGCTGTGGATTAAGTCCCAAGTCGGATTTAATTTCTTCGCGCTCTGAATTACCAAATCTATCCGTAGTCCGCAAGGCAGATACTACGCCATTAATAGCAGTCTCAGCATATGCACGAGCTTGTGTGACCGCAGGAAAGGAACCCCCTTGGCCAGGGATTCTTGCAGCACCTGCTTGTAAGGCCGATACAGGACCCGTCATTGAGCCTGATAATTTCCATAGGGAGGATGTAGGAAGGACAGCCGTAGGCTGAGCAACAGGAGCAACAGGGGCAACAGGTGTTTTAGTACTACGTTCATAGGATAAAAGTGCCTGTTGTGCTTCTACATTACCCTTTTGCGCAGCTGTCTGTAAACTAGCTAATTCATCCGCAGGAAGTTCGCCACCTGTCCAAGAAGGAGGCACTTCAACACTAGAAGGAGCTACTTTAGGTGTCATACCAGATAGCGTATTACGCGCCGTAATAGATGTTTTAACATACTCAGGAAGTTGAGGTGTTCTAGTTTCTATGTTTCCAGTGTATGTATTAGTAAATTGAGTAGGAGTCTGGATAATTTGTAATGCAGACTCAAACTTGCGTGTGTTTTCCTCACTTAAAGTGCCATTGGCATACGCGGGAGCGAATTTATACAAGGTAGTTTGTGCAACGCCTTCTACTCCAGCACCAAAACCTTTATCAGTATCTTTCATGCTTTGTTTAAATACATCTTTCCACATGGAACGTTGGCTATTAATCAGCTTAGTATTCTCACCACGAATATCTTGAATGTCTTTTTCAGTCGCTTGAAGAGCAGCCATTTTGACAGCCCGTTTATTTTTCTCAATGTCAGCCGTTATTGCGCCCATTGCAGTTGGAAGCGTACGAACAGCACCTGCTAAGCGAGCCGCTTGAGAACCTTGAAGAGGACGACCTTGGTCATCCACATTGGCAGCATAATTAAAAGCACGATTACCTAACTCAAACAAAATTTGTGCTTGAGACTGTTTAGGGTCTACACCAAGTAGTTGTTCATACAGTGGGACACGAGATTCCATGCCCGCTCTTAAGTCAGGCACTTTAAGAGGCTTTTGAGACATTTCTTGCTCTACCATATACTGAGACGCGGCTTTCCAGTCAGCAGGGTAGGTATATGAGGATGTATCTGTAGTCGGGGTCACGCCATCCTCGTCGGTCCCGTCGCTAAAATGCTGTACGTATCCACCACGAGCCATGGTCATTGGTTCTTGAGCCATTGCTCCTTGGTCCGTGGCCAATGCACCGATGCCACCCATACTTGCCTCAGGAGGCATTGGCATGCCTTCAGGGGCCATTTCTGGCATACCCTGTGGCATTGGAGCAGGTGGAATACCTCCTTGTGGAGGCATAGGCACTGCTTGTTGTTGAGCAAATACTGGTTGTAGTAAGGCAAGCACGTCTTCTGGGGTATCCGCCGCAGCGTTGTAACCCACTAAATCAGCAAGCTCCTCGACCCGCGCATCGATAGAGCGCATGTCACCACGAAGGTTATTCATTAAGATTTCAGGTGAATTAGGACGACGATCCGCTACTTTCGTCGCTTCGTTATCGTCCATTTCGTATTCGTCTTCACTGTCATCTTCTTCCATGGAATCCATAAAACCTTGCATGATTCCCACGTTTTCTACGTCAGTCTCATCCGTTGGCTTTTTAAACATAGGTCGATCTGATATTTTAGCTTTCATGGTATTTCCTTAGAATAAACCGGCTTTACTTGCCGCAGCAGCTGTGGTAACACCCCCTACTACAGTCCCTAGTGCTGACTGTAGTGGAGAAGCAGAAGGAGCACTAGCTGAAGTCAGTGTCATTTGTGAAGAAGGAGCGCCTTTGTATATATCAGACACAAACGCTAGTTGCTGATAAGGCGTCATCGCTTCTTGCAAACGAGTAGCACGAGACGCGTCTAGTTGCGCTTGAGCATTTTGTTGTTCAAGAGCACCAATACCTGATAGTAATGACACGTCGGCGGTGTTTAGTTGCTGACCGGCTTGACCTAAGGTGGCTTGTTGCATGCCCATGGTGCCCATGCTGCTGCCTAACTGACCTAACGTAGAAGCACGTTGAGTGCCTATACCTGCTTCTTGTGCGGCTAATGACCCTATTAAACCGGCACCGGCTTGTCCCAACTGTGCTTGCGCAAGTTGTTGTTGACCAATTGTAGTGCCCGCTGCCAATTGACGTTGACGCTCTTGTTCAAAGGTTGTCATGCCGGCTGCTTGGGCTTGGTTATAATTAGCCGCATAGTCTTGGAATGTACGCTGTGACATTAAGTCTTGAAGATTTCGTTCTTGTTCTGCGCGTTGAACACCTTCACGGGTACCTCCGAATGCGCCTGCACGAACAGCTTGCGCTGCAGTACCTTGCGCTGCAATGTCTCCCTGCCTACGCATTTCCCCCAATGCTTTTTCCGTTACCTGTGTTTGGTAAGGATTCATAAACTGCTGTGCAGTAGCTGGATTGTACCCTGCCATGCTTTGGCCCAGAATGCCTTGTGAAGGGGCAAGATTAGCTTGTTCGTATTGTTGCGCCTCTGTCTGCGCTTGTTGGAACTGAGGAGCGACATTCATCGCACCTAATATACCTGCTCCTTGGGACGCGAGCTGTTGTCCTTGTGTTACGCCCGCAGTACCGGCAGCCATATAAGGCTTCCATTGACCAATGCCCTGTCCCGCAAGTCTAGCCGCTTGCCCTTGAGTAGCAGAAAGCTGTGCGGCTTCTACTGCAGGAAGGTTTAACGGTGTGCCATAAAGACCTTGCGCTTTTTGTAATAGACCTAGTTTATAGGCCTCAATTTCGGGAGCTTCCCGTACTATCTGGGTACTGATATCTTCGGCCATTTATTTCCCCTTAGCCTCAAGTTGTTTCATTATAGCGTACATGCGTTTAGCACCTTTTCTTCGTGATCCTTTGCCCATGGCCCGTACTGCTCTGGCCGTAAATACAAACTCGCCATCTGATAGCATTGCTGGAACAGAATCAGAAGTCCCTGTGCCCGGACCGTCAATAGGACCGTTTTTACGAGGGAAGTCTTCTAATGAGGCAATACCACCAGCAGCCAGTCTAGCTGTTGGGTAGGAAGACGGTGCCCTACTGTAGATGTTAGCGTAGGGGTCTCCTTGATATTTAGTCGTGTCCACTTGTCCTGGGGAATACATATCATTATAAGGATTAGCCGCATAGGTAGTGCTTCCACCACCATAAGTAAGGCCATAGGTCGACGGATCACGTGCTAACAAGTCTTTTCCTGTTGTATTAAATTCGTCAATATTTGAAGGAGGCGTTGCAGGAATAGGTTTAAATGCACCACCTAAATAGGCTGCACCTAGACCAACCCCTGCTATAGGGCCGTAAGTAGACAATAGACCTGGAGAGGCCGCTTTAAACGCTGTTTCATATGCTGCTGTCTGCATGGCTGGAGTAGCAGTAGGCAGCTTAGCCACGAGGTTATTTACTGCATCCACGCCCGCTTGTTGTGCAGATACAGCACCTCGCTGTGTAATAGCAGAAGGAGAGATAGTATCGTATGCCTTAGATAGCATGTTCTTAGTGGTATCTAACGCATTAGAGGCGGTGTTCATGATTCCACCCCCTCCTGATGTTGCGGGGGAAATGCCAGCAGTGGTATTTGAAAAGTTTATACCAGGAGCACCACTGTAGGCCGGTGTGGTAGCAGGGGCTGCTGTTAATATATTGTAATCAGGGCCGGTGTAATTAATAGGCGCAGGTGTAGGGGTATATCCTCCTAGGTTCTGTATCCCACCCAGACTAGGTGAAGCCGACACAGGAGGAGATACCTGTACAGCGCCACCGGGTTGTGTAATGTCAAACACGTCTGGTTGGTAAGAAGAGGTAGTGGCCGAAACCGCATCTGGTCCTACCGTGCCAAGCGATGGAACTGGTTCTACTACTGGCACTGCGCCAGTAGGAGGCGCAGTAGATGCCGCCGCGGCTGAAGGGGTAAAGGCATATGTCACTAGTCCTGCCGCGACACCTGATATTGCACCACCTTTAATTGCTTGACCTAGTTTTTGACCAGAAGCAAGATTGACAAGAGTACTACCTGCAAAGGTATTTACACCCATTGCAGTCGCGCCTGTAAGTCCCATACCACCGGCTAAGTTAAACCCGGCAGGACCCATGAAATATACAGCGGCTGCTGTAAGTATAATTTTACCAATAGGGCTTTGTGCAATCTTCTTTACTACTTTTGCCACTGTCTTCACTACTTTTACCGCGACTTTAAATACTTTACCTACGGCTTTTTTAATTTTCTTAAAAAACCCAAACTCAGGTAAGCCTGTGTCAGGGTTGATGGTACCACTGCCGCCTCGATTACGAAGCATACGCATTTCTTCAGGTGTAATGTGCGCGAGCATTGTATCGCCACCACGGCCCATCTTTGATAATTCTTGTGAAATTGTTTTAGCATTAATAATGCCGCCATCTGCGAAGGCAGGAACCGCAGGAGCGGCGGGTTCTTTATTAATGTCTAATTGGTCTAAGGCAAGATTTAATGCGGCAAAGTAAGCAGGGTCAAACTGCTCTGGGAGAACTTCTTCAGGCACGCCTTCTGCAATAAACTCTGCACGGTCTTCTGCGTAAGTTTCAGGATTAGCTAGGATGTTATCCACCATCAACTGAAATGCGTCAATCACTTCTGCGGGTAATTTCATCGCTGCCAGTTCGCGAATGAACTGGTCCGTCATCGCAGGATCCGCTTCCGCCATTCCACCTAATATGTCTCTGCCGAATTCACGAGGGCTATTCTTAGCATAGCTCTCAACAACTGGACTGAACTTAGAGGGGTCTATTTGACCGCCCATATCCTGTGGTTGCCCCTCTTGGAGGCCCATAATACCTTGCATTTCTTCTGCCATGTTTAACCTTTCCTAAATACATAAATGGCCTCACAGGGCCGCACCTTAGTAAAGAAGGCGAAGATGTTGTAATTATGAGCTATTTTACTAGCTTCTGTCTACCAATAATGCTGAAACAGTTACGTCTAACCCCGTTGCAGATGATGTTATTTTTAATATATCCGTTGATTCCAGTATCAAAGGACCCGCTACTTTTCCTGCTAATAAGTCTAGGTATGAGTTGGCAGCTACTGCTAAGGCAGGTGCAACTGACACTGTTCCCGTCCCAAGAGGGGAAAATGCTGCCGTTACATTAATGGAACCCCCTGTAGCATTAGCTACAATAATAGACTTTACAATAGCCGTTGTTGCCGCGGGTACCGTCAATAGGTTCTCTGTGGTCGCCCCTGTAAATGCTTTGAAATAACGTTTATATAGGTTTGCCATTAATTTCCATAAAACCAGGCTAACGCCTCGCTCTTATCCTCGGTTATGTTAGGGGTGTAATTGCTATTAAGCTGCAATATAACCTGCTCTATTGAACGTATCAACTGGTTTATTTGGTCAGGGCTATACTGTAATGCTGCCGCGTTAGGTAGACGAACGTTATTGATTTTACTCATCGTAGGCCATCCGGTTGAGTATCCACGCGCAACGTACCGAAGCGCCACTTACTGTCCAGCGTGTTACTTTCCATGCTGACAGATATCTGTCTGCCACGCGCTCTTGTGTCCACTTTTTCTATAGTAGGATTGATTACATACGGATCAAGCGAGCTAGGACTGGCTGTGGCTGAAGGGAATGCACGAAGCAGTAGTCGCATTGTAATATCCCCTACAAAGTTGTTGAAGTCAGGAATAAAACGTTTCATAAACAGCATTTGATCACCGTCGCCGATATCAAAATAACCAGATTTTAAGAACGCCGTAATAGGTTGGTCAACCGCATTGACACCTATTTCTTGGTAGTACAATACAGAACGCCCTGCTGAGAGGCCGTTTACAGTGTTGCCTATAGGAGTTTCAGTACTGGTCAAGAAGTACTCTGACGCAATAGGGTATCCATATGCTCCGGTGTCAACCCAAGCGGTTCTTGGCATAGTACCAATAGCCCATGTGCCCTCTAAATAGTCATAGGTAACGTACCTATCAATGTAATCTGATGTAAAGGAGCAATACCACCATGTGACTTCGTTGTGTTCAGCGTTAACGCCAATATGAACCTTAGGGCCTTGTATCTTATTCAAGTCCTTAAATACATAGTCCTGAACGGTACACGGTATTTTCTTAACGGTACCATCAAACAAGTAGAACGCGCCTTGGCTCATCCACATGGCCACGCCGTTAACATCTGCTGCTGCGTGGGCCCCGATCAATCCACAGTTAGACCCTAATTGAGAGAACCCAAAAGTGTACGGAGGACCTACGTATTGCATTCCATGCAAAGAGGTATCCGTTAAAATAAGAATCTGGCCACGTGAACGTAAGGCCGACACAATATGACTACCGTCCGTGAGCCGTTGTCCGCCGGCCGTGTTGGTTGCAGTAGCGACAAAGTCCGCGATGTTTTCTTGGTCAGAGAAGCGCACAAACATAGGGTCCTGAGAAGTGGAAGTGCCTATGACATCCTCTGTACCAAAGCACACAAGATGACGATCAGGCGTAGAGACTAATGCGTATTTACTTTTTGTTGGTGCACCGGCTATCTGTGCAGCAGGGGTTGCTCCGCCTACACTGGTATCCCACAGGTATGTGCCACCGTCTACCAGTTGACATACAACGTCCTCGCCATAACTATCCAACTGCCATACGCGAGAATTTAAAGAATTACCCGTTATAGCAGAAGGGCTACGTGGTGTGCCCCAAGTAGAAAGGCCCCAGGTGCCTATGCCCCAGCCTAAGTCAAAAAAGCTTACATCCACCCCTATGCTGATTTGATACAAGATATCGGCTGTACCTACAAGGTTCGCGGTGCTAGTTGCATTGACCGCGGCTTTAATGGTGTAGGTAGAAGCACTTAATACTTCTTGTACTTCATATTCGCCTTCTAACGTAGCATTAGGAATTCCGCCTGGATTACCTGTTACGTTAGAGATAATAATAAAATCACCCTGTTGAATAGCAAGGGTAGTATCCGTGACCGTGACTATGTTGGTGCTTATTACAGTCGAAAAGACGGCCGTAGTGGTCGTTTCCTTGACGGGGGTAATGTCATACCAATCACCACTTTGTTGTACATATAGTTTTTTAGTGGTGCCTACCATGATATAAGGAGCACCTGACAGGGCATCCCAAGTAAAGACCTCACTCACTATTCCAATGAAATACTGCTCGGTTTCAAGGAAGTACTGCCAGCCTCCTACCTTCTCAGGTAGACCGTCTTGAAAGCGTACATAGTCACCATCCACCCAGCCGCCTTCAGCGCCATATTCGGTGTTTTGTTTGTCTATCCCAGGTTTTAGTACAAGTTTTAAAAGAGGCATTTTACTTACCCATTAATTCATTATTTTCGTGCCAGTCTATGAGTGCGTTTAGCTGATCGCGTATCTGTTTATACTGCTCGAAGTTTTCGATGACATTGGTAAGGACTTCGGTATCAGTGGCACTGGCTGTGCTGGGCGTTTCAGTAGTTCCTGTGGGGGCTGTGGGCAAGTCGCTGGTGAGAGCACTGTTCCACACGCTGAGAGCAGCACTGTCAGCAAAGCAAATTCGGTTATCCGTAACATGAGGCACCTTACCTTTCAAAGTTCTATACTTAATTACTTGCTCGGCTTGTTGTGTTTCAAACTTTA